TGTAGTTTCCTCTGGTGTTTCGGGTTGTGCCTCAGCAGTTGGAGTCTCCTCTTCAGGATTCTCCTCCTCTGGAGCGTTGGGGTTAAACATCTGCTTCCCGATTTCTTGCTTCTTTGCGTCGATTGCATCAACTGCAGTAGTCTGCAAGGCATTAGCAACAAAGTCAGAGATATCTTTCTGACCAGCGAATACGGAATTTACAATGTCTAGTGCGGCTTGAGTTGGCATGATTATGTTGATTCAATAATACTATTTAGATATTTCCCTTTTCATAGTCTGCGGGATCCATTCCTTCTTCCTCTTCTTGCGGAGGTTGAAGTGACATTGCCATCTGCTCATGCTCCATAGCAGGCATAGACAAAGGATCAATAAGCTTACCATCTTTAATTTCTTTCTTCATTTGCTTATCAATCTCCGTAAACTCGCTGTCAGTCTGACGTAGAATTTGACGACGAAGATATTCAAGTGAGAAATACTTTCCAGCAAAGGGATCCATTTGAGCGAGAAGAGCCATGCGCTCATTGAGCAATTCCTTCTCTTTCAATTCACTGAAGTAGTTATCCGCAACGAAATCGTATTGGATGTGCTCCTTCATATCATCCCACTCTTCAAGTGAGACAACGCCTTTAAGCACCAACTGTGTCTTCAGCAGATCACTAAACAGATCACTGAAGCGCTTGCGGAGCCTAACGACAAATTTTTGGAATTTAACTTCATCGCGAGTGATCTCTGCAGATCTACCAACGTTGAAAGTATTGTCAGATTCCAATCGCGACTCTGGGACATTCAGAGAGCGATAGAGTTTTTTCTGGAAGTACTTAACGTCTTCCAATTCTCCAAGGTTTTGCCCGCCAGGTAGGGTAGAAATTTCTGTGCCACGCCCTCCCTCGCGACGTGGAAGCCAAAAGTCTTCCAACATAGACATAAATTTCTTATCATCACGAATCTCTCCCGTGTCAGCGTTGTAGACAAGCTTGTTACGGTAGCGACTCATCACCTCTCTAAGGTATTGCTCTGCCTTTTGCTTGGGCAGATTACCAACGTCGATGTAGAAGGTACGACGCTCGGGTGCTCTGGACAGACGATAGATGACCAGAGAGTCCTCAATCATGCGGAGCTGATTGAGTGCTTTAATAGCTTTATGAAGGTTTGACAAAACAAAATTGCGCTGCATATCTGTCTGTCCTGAATGACAATAACAGATTGCATCAGGCGCAATCTTTACACCGTGATTCTCATATCCTCTAAGACCTTTTGGACTGTAGATGTAATACTCTACAGATTTAGGGATCAAAGTAGATACTGCAGGATCAGCAGGTGATACTCTGTCTTTTGGTTTATCATATTCAACAACCTTTTTAATCTTACGAGGATCAATATACCTGAGCTCAGTAATCCCTTCCTTAGGATTCTCAGGGTTGATCATCTTATGATAAAAAAGTCTTCCGTCGATATACCATCTGCGGAAGATGTCGTACGCTCTCCTATCAAAATCTAAGAGAGACAAGATGTTACCAAATTCTTCTCTAATTCTTGACTTAACATTATCAGAGACATCGAGATTAGAGAGCTCAATGTCAACAGGATGATCGTCAAGATCACCAGCGATAGCCTCGTTTACAATATCTGCAATAGCACTATCACACTCGGGATGGAGAGACATCTCACGATATCTTCCAATCAAGTCAACTTCACTTTGCTTATTGGCAGCATCACCTAGGTCAACGTACTGACCAAAGTATCCGCCCGCAACTATCGGTTGCGCAGCATCATCATTCTCTTTACGCACGAAAGAAGGACCCACCTTCGTGGAGCCCTTCTTCCTATCAAGAGAATATCCAAATAATTGAGATGACATTCTTACACCGAAATCATTATAATATTATTTAGCATCTTTATCAGACGCCATTTGCCATGTTGACATCGTTTGCATATGTCCAGTACTGAACTTGGAATTCAACGGTATACTCTTCAGGAGTATCGTTGCTATCCCATGCAAGGTCAATAGCAGAGATGTTAGAAGGCCAGATACCAACGAATTGGTAGGATCTGACGACGGCACCCTGTCTATCATACTGGCGCACAACAGCGTCAGACTGATATTGAGAGATGACTTTTGCTTCCTGCAAGTTTTGCTGAAGTGCTTGGATCTTAGTAGACCACTCTTCAAACTTAGATCTAAGTGCGAATCCTTTGTCGTTAAGGACAGTAACTGTCCAAGGCTCAAAGGTTCTGTCACCAGCGATCTTGAGTGTGCGTCCTCTGTAAGGGACATCGATCACACCCACTGTTGATGCAGGGATGTTAGCAGCCTTCACAAGGAAGGATGCAAGAGAAGCAGAGGCAGATGCAGAACCAGCGTTGCTGGCTCCTGCTTCTTCCTGTGTGCGCTCTTCTGTAGAACCAGGGGTCGCACCCGTAGCAGGGCGACCATTGGTAATGATTTGTGGGAAACCAATTTCCACTTGGAAAAGGTTAGGGCGGGCAAGATCCCCAATACGGTTACGGAAGTCAAGGATAGGTGCGTTGACCTGCTTACCTTCCGACTGACCAGGATATCTTGAAAGATCTGGATTGACGGCCATTTGTTAAACTCCTAATGGATGTAATGAATTAACGGAAGTAGGTTGATAATCAAGTAGTGATTTCAGTAAAGGAAGCACCAGTTCTAGTTGCAGTAAAGGTGAGTGTGATGAAGTTGATGGATCTTGTGGGTTTCACAAAGATCTCAGCGTAGAATTCACCACGGTCAATAGATTCCGCAGGGTTGTTGGTGCCATCGCAGACCACGAGGAAGTCGAGGATACCGCGACGTGACTGGACAGAGCGAAGGTAAGGCTCAACCACGTTCTTGAAGGACTGACGAGTAAACTCATCATTCAATTCAAACAGTTGAGTCTTCGCTGCTTCAGCGATTGCCTCTTCGATAACCAAGAAGAGACGACGGACGTTGATCCTGTCGAATGCAGATTGGAAAGCGAGAGCAGTCTTGTCACCGAATAGGACGATGCCTTGACCAGGGAATGCAACAATAGGATTGACCCTTGAAGCATAGAGGCGATCTCTGTGATCCTTCAGAGGAGAGTAAGCAAGTTTGATTGCGTTACGGAGTTGACCTCTGTTGAAACCAGCAGGTGAGAACCAAGGTTCTTGATTAAGCGTTGTGCTCAATGTAAGACCTGCAACGTCAGCATTACATGGGATGTAACGATAGGCGTCGTTATACTTGTCGTAGATGTACTTATAGTTGTTATCAAACACAGCGTAAGATGTGCTTGTCAACTGATCGAAGAAGTTGACGGTGCGCTCAACAATCTGAAGTGTAGAAGGTTGACCAATAACGTCAGCTCTATAAGGCGAGATGTAAGCGATACAATCCTTACGAGTGTTAGCAATCGTAATGATGTGCTGTGCCTTAGCGATGGTGTCTGCCATGGTGCTCATGGAAGGACCCATCAGGATGTAATCGACCTCTTCAGTCTCAGCATCGCTAATCAGATCGTAACCTGCGAGGATGTTAGGACGATCAACGGTGTAACCGTCAACGCCACCTTGCAGTGAGTAAACGAGAGAAGCGTTTTGCTTAGTGCCAACAACGTTGACGCTCAAGGGGTTGATGTTGCTAGGATCATCGATAGATGCAATAGCACCGTCTGCCTTGATAAGGTCAAACTCTCTGTTGATACCACTCAGACCGAAACTATCATTGCTGTTAGAATCGCGGTCGAAGATATTATTAGTTTCGTGACTACCCCAGTAGATATACTGTGAAGTATTCTTGATAACATCCTTATAGTAGATGTTGTCACCCTGAGGAGATCTAGCATCAGATGCCTTGGACACGTTGAGGAATTTCTCAAGCAGTGCGCCAGGTGTGCCAGTAATCTTACCGTCGCCATCCAACACGAGGACGTGCATCAGGTCATTACGACCACCTCTTTCAGAAACCCAGCTAGAGGTTGTAGGACGAGGAGCGATGTTAATCCAGCGCTGGTTAAGACCGTATCTACGATCTTCATACTCATCACCAACTGCAGCGATGGTGATAGTAGCAGCGTTGTCGTCAGTCAGAGTCTGGTTTGCTTGGAATCTAGGAGATCCAGCGTTGAGCGAGATGCGAAGTCTACGAGAGATAGACTCGATAACTGCGCTATCGCCAGTAGCAGATCCAGCAGATCCACCGCTGTTTGCCAACTCAGTCAGAGTATCGTTGATCTCAAGCACGTCAGAAGATGTGCCGTCGATTGTGATTTCCAACTCACGAGTCTCAGGGTTGTAAGCAACAATGCGACCAGTGACGTTACCAGAGTTAGCAGTGAAGAAGTTATCGTCTGCCCAGCTACCAACAAGAGTTGCATCATCCTTAAGAGTTGCGACTACAGAGTAACCGTAAACCTTAGCATAGATGTTAGCGGCAGAGAAAGAAACTTCTGCGCCAGGAGTGAATTCCCACTCAGCGGAGGTAGGTTGTGCAAGATAACCAATCTGATCAGCACCAGCATCAGTAACCACAACTCTCAAGGAGTTACCGTGGACACCAGGAGAGGACGATGCCCACTTCCAGTTGTTTGAAGCAGTCTCAACAGTAGTTTCATACTCGTTGAGGTTTTTGATCAGAGGAGCAGTGATGCCAGTAGCAGTCAGCTCATTAATAGTTGTCTTGTTATCAGTAACAGTCTGGAGAGTAACAGCAGATCCGTCAGTGTGAGCAGCAGCAGTTGTGCCAAGTTGCGCACGAGAAACAGTCAGGTCGTTACCTGCAACACCAGTAACTCTAAGAATCTCATTATCGATTCTAATGTAAGAGTTGGTGCCAGCAGCAAGAGTAGTTGCCGATGTAACTGTCAGAGTAGTGTCTGCATCAGTAAAGGTTGCACCTTCGTTGATAGTAGACGC